GAGTGTCACTTGTTGTCAAGTAAAAACAAGCCATAAAATTATGAGGAGAAAATGAAAAAAGAAAAAAGAAAATACATAGATTGGGATAGCGTAGAACCATTATTTAAAGAAAACATAATGACAAACTGTGAGATATGCAGACAGTACGAGGCGGATCACCTCTACTCACAAGTATGGAACCGGTCTGTTAGTGAGAGTGCTATCCGTAAGAAGTCGCTGGAAGAGGGATGGGAAAAGAACCTTGCAGATAAAGTTAAGAAACAGATTCAAGAAAATCTAGTGCGAGATTCAGTGCGAAGCTCGCACCAAACTGATAATGGAATGTCTGATAATGACATTATAAGCCACGCTGCTGGCTCTGGTGCGAGGATTATTGTTCGGCACCGGAAAGAGATTTTAGAGCTGTTAGAACACGAAAACATGTTACTAGCAGAGTTAAAAGATAAGCCAACAAGGACACAAACAACCATTTACCAGGGAAAATTTAAAAGCAAAGAGATCGCTTTAACTGTATTTGAAAAATCTACGACTCTAAAAAACCTTGCTGCTGTCCGGGCTCAAAGAGTTGCTCTTGAACGCCAGGCGCACAATCTTAACGAGTCAGAAGACGGTTCAGAAAAAAGCATTAAGGTGGGGAGGCACTCAGCGGATGAATTATGATTATGAGATAGATATTTGCACTGACATGTACAACAGTGTTTATGTACCTTATCTCGATCAATCCAGATCTACAGAAATATTTTACGGTGGATCTTCTTCTGGTAAATCAAACTTTGTCGCACAGCGGGCAATTGAAAATATCATGCAAGGTGGCCATAATTATTTGTGCTGCCGAAAAATGGGTAACTCTCTCACCAGGTCAGTTTTCAATGAATTAACCAAGGCTATTTCAAAGCTAAAAGTAAAACATTTATTTGATGTAGTTCCATCCCAGGGGCATATCACTTGCATTAACGGTTATCAAATTCTCTTTTCTGGCCTGGACGATTCCGAAAAAGTAAAATCAATCACCCCAAAACTAGGAGTTATTACAGACATTTGGGTAGAAGAAGCTACTGAAGTGTCGTATGAAGATATTAAGCAGCTCAGGAAACGGCTACGGGGGATTGCTGCATACAACGGTAAACGTATTGATAAGCGTATAATTTTGTCGTTCAATCCGATTTATAAAACGCACTGGCTGTATAAGCAATATTTTGCTGTTATCGGATGGAAAGATGACCAAAAAGAGTTTATTGACGATAGACTCAGTATTCTTAAAACTACTCATCTTGATAATGATTTCCTCGACGACGATGACCACCTGCTGCTGGAAGAAGAGACAGACGAATATTGGTATCAGGTGTATACTCTTGGTAATTTCGGTATTCTTGGCGATGCAATATTTACAAATTGGAGAACAGAAGACTTATCTAAAATAAAAGATTCTTTTGACAGGATCAGAAACGGCCTAGATTTTGGATACAGTTCGGACCCGAACGCTTATGTCAGAATCCACTATGTAAAAGCAGCTAAGAAAATATATATATTTGAAGCATGGCAGTCTAAGAAAATGACAAACCCTATGATTGCAGAGAAATTAAAACCAATCATAGGAGATGAACCGATATTCTGTGATTCCGCAGAACCAAAATCAATTGCAGAATTACAGGCTGATGGAATAGATGCAAGGCCCGTCAAAAAAGGCAAGGACTCTATCATGCACGGTATAAAATGGTTACAAAAGCATGAGATAATTGTTGACGAGTCGCTCCAGGGCGTTATAAATGAGTTTAATACATATCAGTGGAAAAAAGACAAAGACGGTAATGCTCTGCCTATTCCAACTGGTGATGACCATTTTGTCGATGCGTGTAGGTATGCCCTTGAGGTAGAGCACACAGGCTTTTTTGAAGGGATGATATGAAAATTACAATAGAAAAACCTGAACACGTTGAAGGTACAGAAGGCGCAAGAAAAGATTGGGCGGAAATCATCGGGCAAGAGCTGACGATTAAGCAGGCAACTTTCAGGCACAGTTTGACTAATGAATATTATTGTCATCTCATCGGAGGTGTATCGTATCCAATTGCTTCGGGTCAAGAGATTAAACCAGGTGTTTTGCTAATTATTGGCATACAAGCAGAACCCGTAGTAAAATATACAATATTAGAATCATTTGAAACTCTTGATGTCTTTAAGTTGATTGAAAAGATGGTTACAATGCGCCGTGAATATCAGTTTGGTAAAGACTCTCGTATTCTTCCAAGCTGGTATGGAGATCAGGAGAAATACCAGACTTTAATAATTAAAGCGTCGGAATCACTAGAAAAAGCACATGGCATTAACGCTGGACTATATATCAAAGACACAGTTGATCGTCGCGAAAAACACAGCTTTCAGCTATATGTCAGGCAAATATTCCATGCACTAGAAAAAAAGATACTTAATATTAACGGAGACAAAATTGTCACAGGACACCTACAGGCTTTTCAACGAGAAGATGCGGAAAAAGGGGGAGTTGACAACTTTCCTGTTGCGGGATTGTTAGGTGGTATGTTACACTCCCTACAAATTGAAAAACCGTGGCTTGAAGATGAACATGGAACCGTTTTTAACGTTTAGGAGATACTGAATGGAACATTTATGGAACCATTAACTCAAAAAAGACTTAAAAAGTTATTACACTATGATTCAAACACTGGTATTTTTACACGAATAACCGCCATGAAAGGAGTTAGTGCTGGTGATGTCGCTGGGTGTAAAAATAAAAATGGATATATTTCAATTGGTATTGATTACAAGGAATATCTCGGTCACCGCCTCGCATGGTTTTATGTTCATGGTTATTTCCCGGAACACGGATTAGATCATAAAGATCGTGTTCGTCACCATAATTGGATTTTAAACCTCCGGGAAGCCTCACAACAATGTAATATGAGAAATACTGGTAACCGGAAAGATAACAAGTCTGGGGTTAACGGAGTTTCTTGGTGTAGCTCACGGACAAAATGGCTGGCCGATATAAGAATTAGCGGAAAGACAAAAAGCCTCGGTCGGTACAATTCACTTTGTAACGCTGTATGTGCCAGATTAGCGGGGGAACAGTGTATTAATTGGTCTGGTTGCGATAGCTCAAGCCCGGCGTTTAAATATGTTCAACAGAATGTTATTTTATAAATAGGAAACAATATGAATATTTTTTGGTTCATGCTACTGTTCGGTTTATTAAGTTGGGCCGCTACTATTTCTGGAGTTTTACTTGGTGGATTTTTGGTGTACAGGACAAAGCGAGACCCGTATGACTCAATGTTTTCTCGCGCTGACAATACTGGAGCTTCGTTCAACATTGATGACGATATGGACCAGGGCGTTTCCGTTGAACAAGAAGTGCCAAAAGCTACTGAGTCGGCTAACAATGCGTTTATTGGGCAGTTTGCCGAGGCTTTGGGTAAAAAATGATATTATCAGCAAAAGGTGAACCGTTTAAACAACGAGGCCGAGCAGAAGCTGCCATTAAAGACATGCCAGATTACGTTGTGGTTGAGAAGGACGATGGCTTTGTTGGTATCGTTAAAGGCACTGGACCAAGAGATGTGGTTTGTCCTGGTTGTGGACAGTCGCATCATGAGACCACAGATTCATACGACCTGGAAACCAACGCTAACCCTTCTATGCTCACATTAAAAGAGCCTTGGAAGTCATGGGGGTGGGACGATCTAGGGAAAGATCCTAGTGCTGGATATGGGTGCTTAGTTTGTCCCGATTGTGGCACAGCACTTGCTCCCAGTGGAACATTAACGATTAGGGCTTAATATGGACGAATTTACTTTATCGAACCCACCACCAAAAGATAGTAAGGACTTAGCCGATTGGGTTTGGGGTTTGTTCGAAGAATCTTACAACGAGAAGGAACGGCTCGGACTGATGGACCGATGGAAAGCAAACTATCGCTTATTCAGAGGCAACCATTGGGGTGATAAAGCAAAGAAACCAGACAAGATTACTATTAATCTCAATTTTGCAAATATCCAACGAACTGTAGCAAACATCACAGCAAAGAACCCCGTAGCCAAGGTCATTGACCTCGATGGTCACGAAGACAAAGCAGATCAAGTTTTGACCATGAGAATGAAAAAGTGGTGGAACGAAACTGAGCAGCAAGCAAAGCTCGCACGCTCATCACTAAACAATGAGATATATGGGATCACTTGCGAGAAGGCTGTATGGTCAAGGAGTAAGAAACAGTTTACTCCAGTGATAATGGATGCATACTCATATTTTCCCGCTCCAGGGTATTACGAGGAGCAGGCAGACATGCCGTATGAGATCCACGCTTTTAGCCTGCCAATATTTGAGATTGAAAAAACGTTCCATCCA